TAACTTGTAGTAGACTTTTTGTGTAAATTTGCTACAATCTACACATGACATCACTGATGATTGATATCGAAACAGTCGGCACAGGTTCTGACGCCTGTATCTTGACCATTGCGGCCCAGAGCTTTGACCCACTAGGCAAAGGGCACTACAACTTGCACTACTATGCTCGGATTGACACCGAAAGCCAGCCTAACCGTAGTATTGATCAAGGTACTATTGAATGGTGGGCTACCCAACCCAAAGAAGCCAGAGACGAAGCGTTTAACCCACAAGGTCGTGTCCCTTTAGAACAAGCACTTAACGAGTTAGGTCGGTTGATCTGGCAATCTAAACGGATCTGGTGCCAAGGACCGCAGTTTGACATGAATATATTAGAACACGCCTATAAAAGTTTTAATATCCCATTGCCTTGGAACTACTATATAGTTAGGGATTCGCGAACAATCTTCTCGTTATGGCCGGGTTTACCTAAACCACCAACAAGTCACCATGCACTAGAAGATTGTCGTAGACAGATAAACTTGTTACAACAAGTACTCGAACATCTAGGTATTAAGGAGTTAAATTGATTGTTGGTTTGTGTGGCACAATAGGTAGTGGTAAAGACACAATGGCAGATTATCTTGTAAACAACTATGATTTTTGCCGTGCTAGTTTTGCAGGAGCTCTTAAAGATGCACTAGCACAGGTATTTGGTTGGGATAGAGAAATGCTAGAGGGACGCACTTTGCAATCGCGAAACTGGCGCGAACAACCTGACCAGTGGTGGAGCAAGCGACTAGATATTAGAAATCTAACTCCTAGAAAAATGCTACAGGTCTTTGGCACTGATATTTGTAGACAACATCTACATGACGATATCTGGGTTGCTAGCTTAGAGAATCGCATAAGAACATCCACAGATAACATAGTAATAACCGATTGTAGGTTTCCTAACGAAATACAAGCAATTAGAAATGTTGGTGGCAAGATCGTTCGTATCATTCGCGGGCCTGACCCAGACTGGTATGACTCTGCAGTGTCAGTCAATCGCGGGGAACGCAACAATCTAAATTGGGCAATATCTAAATTTCGCATGTCAAACACAGGAGTGCATCAAAGTGAATGGGCCTGGATGGGTACAGAATTTGATGTGGTTGTTGATAATAACGGAACAATGGATCACCTGTATCAGCAGATTACATGTCTGGTGCAAGATCTCCAGGCTTCCACTCTACCTCAGAGTGAATAATTTCAGCTACACAATTTAAACACACTGTTCTTAGATTAGTAAAGTTAGTGTTATTTAGGTTACCATCAATGTGAAACACCAGAGATTGTGATTGTAGTCTAAATTTAAATCCGCAGCGGTCGCAAACTACTTTTTTCTTATAACCTGCTCGTTTCCACCGAGGAACAGCAGGTTTTTTCTTGCGCCCTTTGCGTATACAACTATCGCACCGACTGCGATAGTGTACCTGGCCGTTACGATAGCAATTTACAGCAGCCAAATTCTTACCACAAGCAGTACACAATGGTCGTTCCATAGTGTATTTAATTGATTAAACCTTACCTAAGGGCACAAAGACAACGGTTTTTTAAACTATACGATAAATATCTTTAAGGAAAATATTTTTTAATTTACAAAATTACCAACATAGAAGAATGCTTTTAGATCTCAAACACCTTAAAGCGTAACTTGTATAAATTATTAGGAGAAAAACAATGGCCTTAGTAAGCCCAGGCGTAGAAGTATCAATCATTGACGAAAGTACTTATCTACCCGCTGCAACAAATTCTATTCCGTACATTTTAATTGCTACTGCACAAAACAAAATCAACGGTGCTGGCACAGCAGTAGCGGCCGGCACTACAGCGGCTAACGCCAACAAAGTGTATTTAATCTCTAGTCAACGAGATCTAATTAACACGTACGGAAATCCGTTTTTTTATAAAACCACAACAGGCACGCCTATACACGGCTACGAGCTAAACGAGTATGGTTTGCTTGCTGCTTATTCAGTCTTGGGTGTAAGCAATCGTGCATTTATTCAGCGTGTCGATGTTGACATGAGTGAATTAGTAGCTACCCTTACTCGTCCAACTGGTTCACCAGATGATGGTGATTATTGGTTAGACACCACTACTTCAGCCTGGGGTATTTTTGAATGGGATTCTAGTAACAATTCCTTTACTGTACAAACTCCTATTGTGATCACATCAACAGATGATCTCACTAGTGGCGTACCAAAAACCAGCATTGGCAGCATCGGTGACTATGCAGTAGTAGCAACTAATGCCAATAACCCAGTGTACTTTAAGAGTCCTGGAATGAGCGAAGCTGGCGTTGATGCCAACGAATGGGTGTTGGTAGGTGGTGACGAGTGGAAAGTAAGTTGGCCAACTATCCAAAGTTCAGTTACTAGCCCGACCTTAACATCTACAGACGAAATTGCTATTAACGGTACAGCAATTAGTTTGTCAGGAACTACAATCAGCTCACTAGCTACAGACATTAATTCTGCTGCTATTACTGGTGTATATGCTGATGTGGTTAACAACAAACTAGAGATCTATGCAGATAGCACTGCAACTAACGATGGATCAACAGCAAGTGGTGGAATTATTGCAATCGAAGATGTTACCGGTAATTGCTTGGCTGATTTAGGATTAGTTACCGGCGAATATCGAGCTCCGGGTGTACAACAAAGTGCTCACTATTCTGTTCCGACCTGGAAAAGTGTGCAAGCAACACCTAGGCCCACAGGTTCAGTCTGGAACAAGACCACTAGTGTAAACAGTGGCACCGAGATTGTAATTAAAAAATACAGTGCTACATTAGGCCTGTTTATACAACAATCTTGCCCAATGTACGAAAACGACCAGACTGCTAATAAAAATCTTGATGCAGCAGGCGGCGGCAAAAATGTAGCAGCTGGTGCAACCTATGCTCAATACGATGTTAACGAAGATGATACTGCCACCGTTAAGATATTCAAACGGCTAGCAACGGGTGCAACTGTCATTACCGGTTCAGATACAACACCCACATTTACTAACGGTAATACCTTTACAATCAAAGCCAGCGCCGCAAACTCTACTGTTTTAACATCGGCGGTAACTGCAACAATTTCAGGAACCGACGCTGCTGCATTTGCTTCTGCTGTGACTGCTGCTAATGTAGCTAATGTTAGTGCTGCTGTTACCGCTGAAGGTGCAGTACAAGTTACTCACGCACTCGGCGGCGTAATAGTGCTAGCAAACGGAACTGGATCTCCTTTGGCTGATGCTGGTATTACCACTGATGTAGACGGAGTACGTGCAGGAAACGACAGTAACTTAATTCTGTCTCCCTGGGTAGCTCTTGCTTATGATGCTAAGGATACATTGCCAAGTCAGAATCCAGCAGATAATCGCCGGTGGTATTATTCAACCACCGGCGCACCGGACATTATGATCAAAGATGACGGTAACTGGGTTGGATATAAAACAGTAGCTAGTGATGTGCGCGGCTATGCACTTACTGCTACTGACCCTGAAGGTCCACAGGTAAGCCCAACTGCTCCAATTTTACAAAGCGACGACACTGATCTAGTGCATGGTGACTTGTGGATTGACACCAGTGACTTAGAAAATTACCCAATTATTAAACGTTGGATGGATATCTCGACATTGATGCTCCAGATTCAGATCTATATCCAGATGGCACATTGTTGTGGAACACACGTCGTAGTGGGTATAATGTTAAGGAATTTAGAAGCAACTACTTTAACGCCATTGATTTCCCAGATGATACATTACCATCAGTTAAAGATACCTGGGTAAGTGTAAGTGGTCTCAAAGATGATGGTAGTCCTTACATGGGCCGCAAGGCAGTTCGTCAGATTATTGTGGCAGCAATGAAAGCTGGTATTGATGCTAACACAGAAATTCGCGAAGAGCAACGTCAGTTTAACTTGCTGGCCTGTCCTAACTATCCAGAGTTGATTCCAAACATGGTAGCATTGAATAATGACAGAAACAACACTGGTTTTGTTATCGGCGATAGTCCTCTAAGACTTAATGATTCTGCTACAAACTTGTTGGCCTGGGCTACTAATGCTAACAACACCGGTACCGGTGAAAGTGGACTTGCTACTAGTGATTCATATCTTGGCGTGTTCTACCCAGCTTGTCAGACTAACGACTTAACTGGTGCAACAGTAGTACAACCTGCTAGCCACATGATGTTAAGAACTATTATTCGCAATGATGAAATCGGGTTCCCGTGGTTAGCACCAGCCGGCACACGTCGCGGAGTTGTTGATAACGCAAGTACCATTGGTTATATTAACTCCACTACTGGTGAATTCCAAGCAACAGCACTACGTCAGAGTATCAGAGATGTACTGTACGAAAATGCAGTTAACCCAATTACTTTCTTGCCAGGTGCTGGAATTCTAAACTATGGTAATAAAACCACAACTGTAGCTAGCGCACTAGACCGTATTAATGTAGCAAGATTGATTGCATATATTCGTGGTAGATTAGAGTTTATCTCTAAACAATTCTTGTTTGAACCTAATGACAAGATTACACGCGATGAACTCAAAGGACAATGCGAAAGTCTGTTAAATGAGATTGTTGCAAAACGTGGTATTTACGATTATCTTGTAGTGTGTGACGATACAAACAACACACCTGCTAGAATTGATCGTAATGAGTTGTATGTAGACATTGCAATTGAACCAACTAAAGCTGTTGAATTCATTTACATACCAATTCGTATAAAAAATACAGGTGAAATTGCAGCAGGCGCATAATTACAGGGCGCGACTTAGAAAAAAGGGCATTTTTGCCCTTTTTTCATTTTGTCCAAAGCCACTTGGCGTGACCAGAATCCCAAATACGATTGTAGCCCTGTTGCATGCGATTTGCCCATTCAGTAAGCAACTGATTGTCCATCGTGTTTTTCTTTAACGCATATCTGTGTATACGGCACTTGTTGTTGGGTAAAAAATACCAATAAGACGGCGTGCCGTCTGATACTTGGCTGAACCCAATTGATGAATACAGGTTTCCTCTAGACCATCTATTGTCAGAATATGATACAACACTGCTTACATTGTTATGGTTTATAAACCATTTAAATAATTTGCTAGCTCCCCCAACAACCGTATGATCGAGCTTAGACGCAAATCTGTTTAGTTCCCAGGTGTTTAGTTTTCTAGATATGTTTGTTTTAGTAAATGACATAGCAGAAACCAGCTCGTTGTTATAAAATAAACCAACACGAGCATTGCTA